TGTGCACTGAAGCGCCGCATTACGCCGCCTTCTCGAGTGGCGCGCCGTTGCGGGGCAAGATGTTTGGAGGTGAAGTCGACCTTAGGGTCATCCACCGTGACGGTGAGCTTTTCCACGAACACTTCCCGCGTGGCGACGCTTTCGCGTACACCAACAAGCGCATGGTCGTCGACGATGGATTGTATTCCGTTGATGGCTATGGGTTCGTTTTTGAGCGTGTCCTGCGCCTGGCGAATAACGGCACGTTCGATCTGTGGCGCATCACAGCCTCGTGGGACGACTCCGGGCCCTCGCCATACTCGTGGATCGACCAGGGAACTCCTATCGACGATGCCCGCACTGGTTTCGGCATCCTACCACCCGTCGTGGGACCCGACTACTTCGTGCTCACTGTCGACAAGCTCCGACAGGCACACGCCGGGCGAGGCACCCTGGTCCAGCGCTTACTCACCCGGCTTGGCAACGGCGCCGTCGGGCTATACGAGCGCTTCGCCGGTCTTGTGGACCGTCCCATCCTCGACGCCGAGGGACAGCCCATCCTCATTTCCCGCACGTTGGTGCGTGAAATGGTTCTCCGACCCGCCACACCAGGCTCACCCGTTGATGAACATGCGCGCATGCTGCGCAACTACCACACCTTGGCGCGAGCGTTACCAAATCCCCCGAGTGGCGCTGAGTGCACCTACACTTGCATGATGGCCGCCCTCGATGCCACGTATAACCCGTCGACCGAGTATTGGTACGAGCACCTGCTTCCCACTATTTTCGCGACGGTGGGCACTGCGGCAGCCACTGCCCTCGGGACAGGCATCACCACGGGATCCCTCTTCACTGGTCTGGTGGCTGGTGCCGCAGCCTTCTGTGCCGCCACCGCGCTGGCCCGCGAGTACCGCAGGCGCGGTGTGACCGTTTTTAAAAAGAAAGCGCCCCGTGAGAACTTCCGGCACATGCAACACCCCGGAGTCCCACGACCGACGGCCAAGGTCTGCACTACATATGCCCTCGCGATTCCCCCTCGTGCGGATGCCGTAGTGAAGCAGCGCGGCGACCTAGCCTATTGCCCCGAGTGCATCAACCGACTCGGCGTCACTCCACTCGGGGCGGTTCTCGATGGACACTGGGCCTACAGCTTCACCAGCTGCGCACACAATGTGGGGAAGGCCATGCAGAGCCGAATGTCGGTCGAGCAGCCGCACGCGGCGAACAAGCCCAACATTGTGCACCCCGTGGCTCTACACTGGCTCGGCCCAATGGAAGAGCCGAGCAGGCGTCTGTTAGCGCGACACACGTTTGAGACCATCTGCGCCGAGTACATCAACTCGCGCGAGACGGCTTCTGAGCGTGCCCGCGCCCTCAAGGCCTATGAGGAATACACAACCGGCGGCACCTGCAAGGACTCCGCTGCCAAGGCCGTATTCTCCAAGACTGAGAAAGGGTTCAAGCCGACGGCACCTCGAGCCATTTCCAGTGAACCAGCCCTCGTCGCGGTCTACATGGGCGGCCTCACCCGCATTCTTGCCGCGGCTTGCAAGCTCGCTATGCAAGGCGGTGGCGTGATTGAGGGTGTCGAAATCCCCGACCTCACGCGGCCCCTGCCCGGTTTCACTTGGCGTGCCGCCACCGGCGACAGCCCCGTCACCCGAGCCGACTATGAGCGCTTGGAATACGGCTGTGCTTGCGACGGGGAGCGCTTTGATGCCGCAAACGGCGTCTGCGTCGCACTCTGGGCCAGCTTCGTGAGCACTGTTGCGGACCACTGCCTCGACGAGGCGGGACACGGCCCCGCTCTAACAGAGGCCACCCGCGCTTTCCTGCGCACGGACGAATGCATGGTCGAGTTCATCGCGTGGCTCAACAAGTCCGGCAACCCGGGCACGACGATCATCAACCTGCTTGCTACGTTCGGCATAGCGTGCGTGCAGCACGTCGTCGCGATCAATCGCACGCCCCTTACGCAGGTGTACACTCGCGCCAACCTTCCGCCCATGAGCACAAACCCTGAGTACTTCGCCGCTATTTGTGCTGAAAGGCGACGGCTCGCCAACGTCCCGCGCGGCCCCGTCGGCGCTGACGGGCGTGATCAATCTTGCGCAGAATCACGCGCCGCCGGAGATGGCGACGATTCTGACTTCACATGTTCCATTCCACTTTTCGCCTCCAACATGATCCGAGCCGGCGCTGCGGCTGGTTACGTGCTCACGTGTGAAGAAGCCACCAGCGCGTCCCAGACTAGCTTCTGTTTGAAGGTCTGGGTCCCAGTGCGCCGTGGGGGCGCTCTGCGATACATGTTCGTCGCACCACCCGGGCGTTCTCTGGTCAAGACACCATGGACGGAACAACTCTTGCGCAAGGGTGCTGAGAAACCGTACTTCAACGCTTGCCTCGACGTTCACCGCTCAGAATGGCTTGCCATGCCGGTTATGCGCGCGCTCATGGGAGCTTACACCACACTCATAGGCGAGCAGGCCAAACTGCCCGGCAAGTGCCGGCCCGACACACCGGTTCCGTGCTACCCACCCGGCACGGCCCCGCGCTATTGCGACGAGACACTGGCCTGGTTTTGTGAGCGCTATTCCACCGATAGTGCCGAAGTCATCGCCTGTGAACGGTACCTCGCTACGGCCATCTTGGCACTACCATGCCTCATTTCACATCCACTACTCCACCGGATGGCGGCGGTCGACGGTTTCGAGCCTTACGACGACGGCGGAGACCCGGCGTTCACTCTCAAGTACGGCGCCCCCACCCCCATCTTCGCCGGAGTCGTACCCAACGACCCCATCGCGGATGTTTGGTGATACTGCAACACGGCCAGCCTTGGGCCTGAGTTCCTTTACCCCCTCATCGGCGCACCCTGGGTGGAAGAGTTGGTGGTCAAACCGCTGGTCGGCCACGAATTGTTCACCGTAGCCGAATTCGTACATACCGGCTTCCACCCTTTCACCCTGCTCGGGCGCGTCATGCCGGCCATGTTCTACATGGCCCTGCGCACCCAGGAGAACGTGCTCGACCGGATAGTGTTGCACGGGTGTTACAACTCCTGGGTTATGCTGTGGCCCAGTGTATTCCGCGGGCACTTCGACCGTGCCGCCCTGAGCGCCGTTACCGCCCTGGGATATGGGGCACTCGGCGCTCTCTTGCACTCGGACATTGACGCGCTCG